GATACAGATTCAATGATGACTTCTAGTTCTTTATCATCAATAGGTAAGTCCATTATACGAAAAATGATTCAAGGTTTACAGTTCTCTCAGCCTGCCATCCAATGGAGTCAAGAATGATCTTGAGAGGTTCAAGGAACGACTTCTCAAATTGTAGATCATAATCTATGTATTTGTCAAGGTTGAGTTCCTCTGGAAATTGTTGAATGAATGATATTACATTCTCTTGGATTGGGTTTGGTCTTTTGAGATAACAAAATTTTATCTTCTCACCGTTATTAATCAAAGAATATTTTTGTGTGAGTTTATTCTTCTTTACATAGTGATTGAAAAGAAGGGCGCCACGAGCATGAATCGGTGTTCCTTTTTCATAGATCGCATTGATACTCTTATACTTTTTGACGTTACTCACAGTTCTTGGAAATGATATCTCCTCTGGTGGTAATGATCTAAACTTAGTTCGACAGTTTTCAATGAAGTCGATTACATCATCTTCTGTTTTTGTCATGATGAGTTTAAGAACATCTTTAATCATCTGACGACAAGGTGCAGGCGTTGAAGATTTAACTGCTTCAATACCCATCATCTTGAGTTTAGGTTCTGCGTAACGAACACCCTCACTATCCCAGACATTCAAGATGTATCTTTTCTTGGCAGTCCAGATTCCACGATCAGCAATGTTCTCACGTTTCATGAACATCTTCTGTTCATAGGCGTTGACGTACGAGGCCAACGCTTCATAAGAACTCGAAATATACTTTTCAAATTCCATCTCACAGATCTTGTTAAGGAACCCAACAACACCCTCAGTAGTCTTCTCTCGTTCCTTGTATATAATTTCGACCAGAGGGCCCAGATGCAAATAGATAGAATCAGTATCGACAGCAATAACATAATCTTCATCCTTTGTTTTGAGTATTTTGTTTAGATAATTATTCATCCGATCTTCAATCCAACGGATTGAAACCTGACCAGACAAAGTAATTGCTTCTGCATTTTCTAGTTTGTAATAACGAAAATATTCGTTACCAATCGCACCATAAGCAGAGTTCAGTTGGATCTTACGAGCCATCTGTATATTATTAAATGTTGCGATATCTTTTACAAGTTTAGGATCTTTAGTGTCTTCATACTTCTGTTTCGCAGCAAGCATCTTCTTCTTATAGATCGTTCTTTCTGTGTATATCTTCTCCATGATCTCTGGTAGAAATCCACGAATGTCGGTGCGAAACATCGCACCGTTAGCACACACAGCATTGTCCTTATAAAGTTGAAAGTCTATCTCTTCATTAAGTATTCGATCAACAGTTGCTGTTGGGTGTTTGGTCTCAATGAGGGTTTCTGGGGAAATATTATACTGCATAATAAGATGGGGATACAGACTGTTAAGGTCAAAAGACACCACCCAGTCATACTTTCCAGGCTTCGGTTCCTTAACGTATGCCCCAGCATACTTCTGTGATTTTGATGTTCGTTTTTTTGGTGGTATGACAATGTTTTGTTTCTTGAGGTAATTGTAAATGATAGTATCCCACATTCTTACTTGATAGTGAATGTCGATAAAGTTTACTTTGGCGTCAAACGCCATTGTAATTGCAAGTTCAATTAATTTCAACTTGTCTTCAAGTTTGTCAACAAGTTGAACGTCAATGATATTGTATCGAACAAACTTATCCCAATCTTTTGTATAGAACTCACGGAAAGTATCATACTCATCATGATCAAGTTTCTTCTCACCTAACTCATAGTTAGCGATGTAGTCTAATCGATATGACTCTTGATTTGTGTATGTGAATCTTTTGTACAGATCAAGATAATCAAGTTGAGTGACACCACCAATATCATATGTAATATTTTTACGACCACTAATATAAACTTCGTCTTGAGATACAAGACCCCAAGGCGATAAGTCTTTCATTGACTTCTCACCGAGAATACGATTGATACGACCAGCAAGATATGGTATGTCATACATCTGAGAGTTCCAACCAGTAATTACTTCTGGTAGATTCTTTCTCCAGTATGCTAAGAATGATCTAAGAAGATGAACCTCATCATCGCATAGAATGTATGTTACATTTGGATCTTTGTTTACGAAGGGTCTTGAACCAAAAGTTATGACTTTCTTTGTTGCATAGTCTTGTAAACTAATCAACAATAATTCTTCTGCAACATTTTCAACATCAGGGAAACCACTCTCTGCAGCAACCTCAATGTCAATCGTTACAAGACGAATCTTTTTGATGTCAAAGTTTATATGATCCTCTGGATATTTTTCTGAGATATATTGATAAACATATCTGTCATTACCATATATCTTAAAGTTTTCGACCTCATCATATTTCTTATAAAACTCACGACAATCCCTCACAAAGCCAGGTTGAATTGGTTCAACTGACTCACCTTCTAGTGTTTTGTATTTTGTTTTTCTCTTGGATGGAACAAATAAAGTAGGTTTCCATTCTTCTCGATGTGTAATATGTTTTCCATTTTCATATCCACGAATCAAAAACTGATTACCTATGAGTTGTATATTAGTGTAAAATTTCACGAAGTCACTTTAGAGTACTGTTCAAAAATCATAGGGCTAGGAGTGACAAGAGTTACGATCTTATCAGAGTTAATCATCACCTCGTTTTGTTCAGTATAATCTTGCATCCACTTATGTAAAGTACCACCTTCAATTTTGTAAGGTTTTGTTAATTTGCAATTTGGATCTCCAAACTCTGCAGCGACCTCTTCAATCTCTGATACTACTATCTCTTGACTAGACAGTAATAACACTTTGATTACTTTCGTCTCTTCCATCTAATCTCTCCTGATAAAGTTTTTTTAAATTATCTAACGGTTCTACGATTGTAACAACCCAATCAGCAGAACATGGTATTTTGGTTTCTTTTGCTAGAGGAACCCAAGGAAAAAAAGTTACCCCGAACTTTGATGCAAATCTTTTAGTAGATCCATCTTCATTCAAAACGGTAGGTTCGTCTGGTTCATACATTTTCACGATTAAAGGATCATGAAAAAAATATCCAACAACATCTTCCTCAGATTTAATCTCTTTAACGTCAGCGATAATATCTTCGCCTGACTTGAGCATTACTAATTTGACAGTCATTTAATACTTTCTATACTTACATTATAAAAGACCACCTAACAAAAGTCAAGTGGTCTTGTGTCTATAAAAATTTATTTATAGGTAATCTTTACGAGTGTGATGATCTGGAACTACTTTACCCAACTTGACGGTAAGGAGTCCATCTTCCAATGACACATCCCTGACTTCATAATCGTCTGCAAGTGTCCAGGCTCTGTTGAAAGATCTTTGAGCCAATCCTTGATGGAAATACTCGGATCCTTCCTCTTTATCTTTTTTCTTTCCTTCAACGAATAGTTTTCCGTATTCAGTATAGACATTAACTTCCTCCTTTTTAAATCCAGCAAGTGCAATCTCTAACCGAGACTCAGTATTATTTACTTGTATTAAATTGTAAGGTGGATAGTTTGTTGTGGTCTCAGTAAAAAACTTATCGAAATAAGTATCCATACCGATACTGTTTTTTGTGATGCGATCCATTAAATCTCCTAGATCCGCAGCACGATACCTTTGTAAGTTCATAGTTCTCCTTAAGTAAGCGAGTATAAGTTTTGTCCCCGAAGGCGACACTACTAATTATAACAGCAGACAAAAAAAGAAGGGGTGGTGAACCCCTCATAAACACTTCGGTTTTCCTCCTAGTCTAGTAACACTCTACAATGAGAGATACAACTTTTATCTCTCGTATCACATTCTGAAATACACTCAAAGTAATCATCAATTGAATCACCATAAGATGTTTCTCTTTCGATGTTTAGCCAAGGTCTCATACTATTATATGAGATTAGATTGTGATGCATAGATTGTCCTCAAATCAACACATAACTATCTATACAAATTTTTAAGATAGTAACAGTTCTTTATAATTCCCAATACTCTTTATATCTTTTTTCTGTTCCTTCATTTAATAGTTCTGGTTTTGATTCTTCCTCTAAATTTGCACCATCATACTCGCTAATTAATTTTTTACCGCTCTTGATAAACTCATCAGACTTGTCCATCTTAATAACCATTTTATTCCTCCTTAGAAGTGTTCGTTTTTCCAACCTTGTCCCAACCAGTTATCTCTTTTAAATGCAGGGATAACTTCATTGACTAGGAATTTACGATTTTGTTCTG